TTGTTGGTGTTGATACTCCGTGGATCGTAGCGGAAGGTGTGCCGCATGTAGCGGGAGTTGGCCCCGCTCGATGGCTCATTGAGGTTCGAGGTATGGGAAAGCAGATTATCCCGGCGAAGCCGGAGAACCTCCCAGTCTTGATTCGCAGCCACGAGGGTAGCGTTGGTCGTCAGGAAGGAGATGATCTTCCCGAACAAATCCTCGAGGTTCGAGGCGGTTCCGACTTCGTTTGCCATGGTTACTCCTTAAAAGCCCAGCGCGCGTTGATTGCGCTGCACCACGTTCATGATCAACTGTTCGCCTTCGTCGGTGCCGAGGTAATCGCCAACGATTGCCGGATCCAGCACGTTGATGATCTTCGGGGTGACCACAGTTGGCTGAGCCGCTGCCTGTTCCCCTTGACCCTGTGCTGCCGTACCCTTGCGAACCTGTGTAGGCGTGCTGACCTGTACCTGCTCACCGGGCGTTGCCCTAAATGCTACCATTTGTGAGTCAGCTCCACCAGTACCGCCGACGGTGAAGTTACCGCCAGTCATAAAGCCCTGAGTCTGCTGCGAGCGGATCGCTGCCACCTGCGCCATACCCTGTGCCACCACGACAGCAGCCATCGCAGCCCCGTAGATACCGCCCTGGGCCAGTGCCTTGGTTGCGCCCTCGTAGGTGTTCATGATTGCCTGGGTGATTGCCGCAGCCTTACCGATAGCCGCCAGCTCCTTGATGTTGGAGCTCTGCAGGCTGGCAAGCCCGGAGAAGAAGTTCCGCATGTTCTGCGTCTTCAGCTCGTTCTCGCGCTGCGCCAGCTGGACCTTGGCGTTCGAGTAGTCCTGCTCGCTGATCAGATCGTTCTGCCGCAGCATGTCGAGCTGGGCATAGTACGTCTGGATCAACTCCAGCTGAGCCTGCATCTGACCTTGCATCCCAGCGGTGTCGATGCCCATGCCGCCCAGCATGCCCATCACCTGCCCTTGTGCGTCGCCCGCAGTGAATCCGCTGCTCGGGTTGGCCAGCAGGTTGTTCATCGCCTCGATCTGCGTGTTGAACGCGCGGCGCTGCTCGACGCTGTTCGCAAGCATCTGATCCTGAGCTGCCACCAGTTCGTTCTGGCGTTGCAGCATCTCGATCTTACTGCGGAGCGCAGCGGTTTCCTCTTGCGTCAGCGTGATACCCTGTGCGCGCAGATCCTTCTCGATCCTCATGTATTCGGACTCAACCTGCCGCGCACGCGAAGACATACCAAGCAGACGGATCTGCTCGTCCATCTCGCGATTCACCTTGCCTAGCGGATCGATGATGTCCTGATAGTGGAACTTGAGGAGCTCGAGGTAACGCGCCTGATCCTGTGTGGTTATCAAACCCTTGGCGACCGCCTTGTTGAGCGTCTCCTCAGCCTTTGCCATCTCCAGCTTCGCACCTTCAACCGGGGCAATGGTGTTCAACAGGCTGCGCAGTTCGTTCTTGAGCTTTTCCAGCTCTTTACGCTGCTTCTCCAGTTCCTTGTTATCTGCTCCAGGAGCCTGGAAGGTGCCCATCGCTCTATTCAGATCTACGCCAGTCTGGTTGCCCAGAGCTGCGGCGCGTTGCTTGCCGATTTCTTGCGCACGGCTGAAGACGCCATCAACCCACTTCTCCATGAACCCGCCTTGCATCTGGAAGCCGTCGTCAATGGACTGTGCAATGTTCTGGCCGTAGGTCTCGAAGAACTTCGTATCGACTTGCTTCCGATCGAACTTGACGGTTTCAAGCAGATCCATGCCGACGGCGTTGCGCATCTTATTCACACCGTTGATCACGGTATTCACAAGGTTCTCGACGACACCGACGACAGCGTTATAGGTGCGGTTGAACATCTCTTTGATCGCATCGGGCACACCAGCGAACGCCCTGACCACAGCAATGCCCAGTCCGGTCAGCAGCCCAGCGATCGCGTCAATGGTGCGCGCGATACCCTTTGCCACACCCGCAAAGCCCGAACCGACACCATCGTAGAAGCTGGTATATTGGGCAAGCCAGTTTTTCGTTTCCTGGTCGGTTGCCTGTGTGATCGACTGATACACGTCCGCAACGATGTCACCCAGCCCCGTGAATGCGCTGGCAGCCAACTCCTTGAGGTCACTGAATACGACTGCAATGTCCTCGCCTACAGCGCGGAACACATCCCCCAGCGTAGTGACATCGTCCAGGCCTACGTTGATTTCGTCCCGCATAAGCGTGAGGTAAGTCACGACAGCGGTGAGCGCGATTACAACAGCCCCCAGCGGATTCGCGGCAAGCACGGCCCACAGCGCCCGCACAGCGTTCGTTACAGCAGTGATCGCCGTAGGGGTAAAGGCAACAGCGATCGCGGCCCCTACCGACAGCGCTGCCGCTGCTACGGTGTCCATGTTGTCAGCGATCCACTTCATCGCCTGGCCGAGCGAGTTGCTGATGCCCAGCGCGGAATCGGTCTGGCCAATCCAGCGCATGAAGGCGTTACTGATCAGCGTGAAGCCTTGCGAGATGGTGAAGGACGCCTTGCCGAACTTCTCATCAATCTCTTCGGAACCCGCAAGCATAGCGTCGAAGAACGCCTTGGAGGTAAGCTGTCCGTCCAACATCATCTTCCGGAGCTTGCCGATGCTACCTTCCGCGCCGTCAATGTGGTTCGCGACGACTTGCAGGATCGCGGGCGCACCTTCCAGGATGGAGTTGAACTCCTCCGCCCGGACGATACCGCTACCCAGCGCCTGGCCCATTTGCATCAGTGCGCCCTGCGCCTGCTGTGCGCTGGTGCTGCTGGCCGCAAGGGTCTTGCCCACGTTCTCCGTGAATTTGATCAGCTGGGCCTGGGACGCGCCAAGCTCCTTACCAGATCGCGCGGTGCGACTGTAGAGCTCGACGATATCCGTGAAGCCCTGGCGGGTGTTCTGCGCTGTCTTGTAGAGCTGCTCCTGCACGGCAGCAGCTTCTGCGATGTCCTTGGTCGCGATGCGGATCTGCCCGGACGCGCTTGCCCATGCGTCAGCATACTTGCGGATCTGATCAACTGCGATAAAAGCAGCCAGCGCGCCGAGGGCGCGCTTGAGGATATCAACACCGCTTGCAGCTTTCTCAGCGGTGTTCCCTACGTCCTCCAGGTTCCGCTTAACGACCCGAGAACCGTCTTCTCGGATTCGGATGTCAATAGTTTCGGTCGCCATTACAGCTCCTCTTTCAAAGCGTTCTGCAACAGGCTTCCGGCGCCCTGCGCAGCAGCGACCCCGACTAAGACTGCCTTCTCAACAAAGCCCGACGGGGCTTGTGCTGACCAGCCGTCATTCAGCCGTCCGATATATGGAAGGTTGTTCGTGATATGGATTGAGGAACCGCCCTTGTACTTAGCGATCTCCGTCTGACCTTCTGCGATCGCAGCTTGACCAGTTTGATCGAGTGCGTCGCGCGTCCCACTAGCAGGCCCACCGAGATTGACCTGCCAGTTAGAACGCGCGCGACCCGTATCTACAGGGGTGGCGATGACCACAGCGCTATCAACAGCGAGCGCGACCTTCCGCGTCATGGCATCAGCGTTCTTTTCGATACGCTTACCCATCACACGAATCCGTCCCGCGAACTGTCTCAAGTCGGCCATCTATTTGCCAGCTCCTGTTTGTTGCGTGGCGCTCTTCAACTTCTTCGCTTTGAAGTCGAGATAGACCTTGTCGAGTGCCTGTATGTGGTAGAACAGATCCTCGCGTTGCTCTCCCTCGATTTCGTTTGCGTCCGCCCACTCCTTTATGGCGAGCCAGCTGATTGGACCTTCGGTGTTATAGCCAGTTCCGCGACATGTGGTTAAGTCAAGGAAGGCCATATGGTATATCTCCAGTCCTAGCAGCAGTTCAGGGGCATTGGCAATCTTCTCCGGTAGCGGTAAGCGTTGTTGAACGCACTGTTGAATGATGAACTTTTCCGTGGGGCCCTGCTCCAGGTAGTAGAGCAGGACGTCCGTTAGTTTTTTGCGTCAGCCTCCCGCACCTCCGCGCGGAAGAGTGCAGCACGCTGGCTCTGCTCCTGGATGTCGCGGAACAGGTCCGGCAGGTCGTCGAACAGCTTGATGCAGTTCTCGACCGAGAATTCCATCGCGTTGCCGTTCTCGTCCTCGACGTTCTCCCAGCCGAGCACGACGGTCTCGGCATACACTTCTTTGACGATGCGCTCCACCAGCGCGGATTCCATCGTCTCGTTCTGGATCTGGCGGCGGTAGGGCTTCACGCGCGCTTCCATCCGTTTGGCGTAGGCGTTGTTCGAACCGCCCGCACGCGCCACGCGAATGCAGATCGGCTTGCCCTTGCTGTTTTCACCGTACTCGAGCAGGATGCCGTCCTTCTCGAGGGTGTTGTCGGTCTTGAATTGTTTGTAGAGACTCATTAGATCACCTCATTGTGCAGTTTCAGGGCGCGGGCACCATTGCTCGCGCCCCTGTAGCTTACACGCCGCCAGCCACGTCAGGCAAGTAGGAGAAGCTCTGGAAGAGCAGGGTGTGGCCGAATTTGGATTCAGCCGCGTTGTTTTCCAGGGGCAGAGTGATTGCCTGGTCTTGCTCCACCGCCAGACGACCATCACCCAGCGACAGCAGGGGGATATCCCACAGCAGCGCGAGGTTCTTCTTCAGCATGACGATATCGACAGTCACGTCGCTGTTATTGCGCACAGCTTGCACAGCGGTGACATCCGCGAAGTAGGCCGTCGTACTGCCGCCCACCTCGAAGGTGCCCGCGCTGGTGTCGAATGCGCCCAGCACGCCGATCGCCTTGTTCGGGCTCACGTTGTTATTCACCGACAGCGACATTTCGGTCGCGAAGGCGAACAGCGGAGTCGGAGCGGCGTCAGTGCTGCTGGCCAGCGCCAACTTGATACGGCTGAAGTCGCTGGAGGTGTTGAACGCAGAACCGGGAACCAGCGTCGGGCGGGTGCCGGACTTGACGCCCTCGGTGCCGGTGCGCTGTTCGTTATCCACCGCCACGAACGTCATGTCCATGGTGACCTTGTCAGCCTGCGCGATGTTGAGCGTCAGCTCGTTCGGTACAGCGCCCACGAGGTATTCGGACATCGTGCCGTTGGCGTCAGCGCCCAGCGTGCGTTCCACCTGATAGGTACGACGCTTGATCAGCGTGGGATCGCTTTCGTTCTTCAGCACCGAACCGAAGAAGATGCGGATGGTCTTACCCGTACCGACTTCCGCTTGCGGGGTCCAGGACACTTTGTCGAACTCGAGGTACGTCGCGTTGATCACGCTCACCCGCGCGAATCCGCGGTTGTTCGTGAATTGCGTGCCGACCGCATCGCCGCCCAGGAACACCCATTCACCAGCGATGAGGCCCAGCGTGGTGAAATCGAGCGTACCGCTTGCACGGTTGAGGCGCACCAGCGAACCATTCATGGTGATATCGACGGTCGCGCTTGCGAACTGGTAGCCCACAGTCTCGAGCTTGGCAGCAGCAGGCGGGGACGCTTCGTCGGAGATCACCTCGTTGATGACCACAGCGGTCGCGGTGCTCGCGCTGGCGACGCTCTTCAGGCCGTTGTTGGCAGTAACTCCGAAGCCTGACGCCATGATCAGCTGGTTGGCCAGGAAGCCCGTCAGCCCCGCTGCGGCAGCGTAGGTCTTGGACGCGCCGGTGACACCAGTGATCGGCGTTGCAGCCGTGTTCATGGGTGCAGTAGTTTTCTTCTCACGGATGTCCGCGAAGAAGAAGCCTTGCAGCAGGCGGGTCGTGTTGTTGAAGGTCAGATCCTGGTTAAAACCGCCGGAGGCGTCCAGGTCAGTCGTCACGCCCTTCTTACGCTGGCGCGACGGGTTGATGGGGTTGCGGGCCACGGTAGCGATCTGGCCCCCGAAGTCCGCATAGGAGTTCGGTTCCAGAGGATACCAGACCGGAGAACCGGGAAGGGTTTTGAGAGAAGCCTCTTCGGCGAACCGGAGGCCGGTTACGTTCGAATCGATCTTGTTTGCCATGTGATCACCTCACGTCGTCATAAGAGAAGGTTGCCAGGACGTTGAATTGCTCAAACGCCCCACTCGTCCCAGCTTCATTCATCCGCACGTCTCGGAACCAGACATTCGGATGTCGGGCGGCCTGGAAAGCATCCACCACGAGCTGGGCTGCATCGTATCCGGCCTTGGAGCCATCTCCCACGGGGGCGAACACTTGGATATAGACTGTTCCAGTGCGCGACCAGCGCTTCGCACCTTGATCGTCGGATAACGATG